TGACGGTGAAGGCGACGGAGTGCCAGAAGCCCCGTCCCCGGTTTGCGTATATTGGGCCGACGTTGAAGCAGGCCCGCCAGATTGCGTGGGACTACCTGAAGGCGCTGACGAAGAGTATTCCGCAGGTCGAGCAGCGGGAATCGGAGCTGGCGGTGAACTTGTGGAATGGGGCCAGGGTGCAGTTGTTTGGGGCGGACAATCCCGATGCGTTGCGCGGGTTGTATTTTGACGGGGTGGTGTTTGACGAGTATGGGTTGCAGCCGGGGAACATTTTCTCGGAGGTGGTGCGGCCGGGGTTGAGTGACCGGCAGGGGTGGGCGTTGTTTCTGGGGACGCCAAACGGGAAGAACCAGTTTTACGACATGGCGCAGCGGGCGCAGACGGACGACACGGGGACGTGGGCGTATCTGTGTTTCAAAGCCTCGGAGACGGGGATTATTGTGTCGGAGGAGTTGGCGGATGCGCGGACGATGATGACGGAGGACGAGTACGCGCAGGAGTATGAGTGTTCATGGGAAGCGGCGGTGAAGGGGTCGATTTACGGGAAGGAGATGGATGCGGCCCAGCAGGAGGGGCGCATGGGGGTGGTCCCGGTGGACCCGGTGTTGCCGGTGGACACGACGTGGGATTTGGGCGTGGGGGATGCCACGGCGATTTGGTTTGTCCAGCGGGTGCGGGGCGGCGAAGTGCGGCTGGTGGATTACTACGAGGCCCAGGGGGAGGGGTTGCCGCATTTTGCGCAGGTGTTGCAGCAGAAGGGGTATACGTACGGGAAGCACTATGCCCCCCACGACATTCAGGTGCGGGAATTGGGGTCCGGGCGGAGCCGGTGGGAAGTGGCCAAATCGCTCGGGGTCACGTTTGAGGTCATTCCCCGGATGCACGGCGGCATTCAGCAGGATTTGGAGGAGGGCATTCACGCGGTGCGGATGCTCTTGGGGAAGTGCTGGTTTGACGCGCAGCGGTGTCATGCGGGGATTGAGGCGTTACGCCACTACCGGCGGGACTACAACCGGCGGTTGCAGGAATACAAGGCCGTGCCGATTCATGACTGGTCGTCGCATGCGGCCGATGCCTTCCGGTATTTGTCGGTGTGGGTGACCGATCCGACGCCCAAAGTGCCAAAAGAACCCCGAATCCCCCTGTATACCTCCCCGTCGGGGTGGTTAGCGGGTTGACGCCCTCCCGAAAAGTCGGTAGAGTGCCGGTGTGGCGACCTCGGAGACGACCGCAAAAATTTTGGCGCAGGCAAAACGCCGGTTTGCGCTGATTGTGTCGGCGGAGTCCGACCAACGGGAACGGGAACGGGACGATCTTCGGTTTGACGCCGGGGATCAGTGGCCGGATGACGTGAAACGGGCGCGGGGCGCGAATACGGTCAATGGTGTTCCCATTCCCGCCCGGCCCATGCTGACGATTCCGAAGCTGGATCAGCCGGTGCAGCTCGTCATTAACCAGCAGAAAAACGCCAAGCTGGGCATTGAGGTGTCCCCGAACTCGCTGGACGCCGACACGGAGACGGCTGAGGTCATTCAGGGCCTGATCCGGCATATCGAGCAGCGGTCGCGGGCCAATCTGGCGCGGGATTGGGCGTTTGAACGCGCCGTGAAGTGTGGGCGGGGGTTTTACCGCATTTTGAAGCGGTATGCGGACGATTCCGGGCAGGAGTTTGACCAGGAACTCGTCATTGACCGCATCCTGAATCAGGGCGAAGTGTTTCTGGACCCGTTTGCCCAGCAGCCGGATTGGTCCGACATGACCTACGGGTTTGTCGGGACGTTCATGAGCCGCCAGGCGTTTCAGGAGGCGTTTCCCAAGAGCCGCACCGCGCAATTGTCTGACGACGAGTTTACCGCGTTGGGCGCCGAGGCCCCGCAGTGGATGAGCCAGACCGAAGATGGCGAGAGCGCCATTCGCGTCATGGAGTATTTCGTGGTGCGCAAGGTTGCGCAGGAACGGGTGGCGTATCGCAATGAGCGCGGCCAGACCGTGACTGCGTGGGCCGATGCGCTGCCCGAGGGGTTGCCCGAGGACGCCATCCTTCAGCGTCGTGCCTCAGAACGGCGGGAAGTCACCTGGTACAAGCTGACGGCCGACGAAGTGCTGGAGAGCCAGGAATGGGACGGGCAGTACATTCCGATCATCCCGGTCATTGGCAAAGAGCAGAACATTGACGGGAAACGCCGGTGGATGGGCATCATCGGGCCGGCGAAGGACGCGCAGCGGTTGTTCAACTATGCGGTGTCCACCGCCGTGGAAGTCGTGGCTCTCGAACCCAAAGCCCCGTTTATCGGCGCCGAGGGGCAGTTTGAGGGACACGAAAATGCGTGGGCGCAGGCCAACGTCCGCAATTTCCCGTATCTGGAATACGTCCCGAAAACGATTGCGGGGCAACCCGCCCCCCCGCCTCAGCGGAACAGTGCCGGGGCGAATCTGGCGCCGAGCCTGGCCCTTGTGGATCAGGCCGATGGCTACATCAAGAGCGCCACGTTTACGTACGATCCCTCGCTGGGGTCGAGCGCGGGGTCCCGCTCCGGGAAAGCGGTGTTGGCCCTTCAGCAGCAGACCGATGCGGGGAACTCCAACTATCTGGACAACCTCGCCGCCGTCTCTATGACGTATGAGGCCAAGGTCCTCATGGACCTGATCCCCAAAATCTACGACCGGCCCGGACGCATTGCGCGGATTCTGAACGCTGACGATACCCAGAAGCAGGTCATGCTGAACGCGCCGTTTGCAATGGACCCGCGCACCGGCCGTCCCCAGGAACTGCCCAATGCCCAACCGGGGCAGACCGTCGGCAACCGCCCGGTCAAGAAGTATGACCTGACACAGGGGCAGTATGTCTGCACCGTGTCTGTGGGACGCGCCTATCGGAACCGCGCCGAGCAGGCGTCCGACGAGATTTCGCAGATTCTGGCCAATGCCCCCAATTTGCTCCCGATGATTGGCGACCTGTACTTCAAGTACAAGGATTTCCCCGGCCATCAGGAGATTGCCGACCGCTTGAAGCGCATGCTGCCCCCGGAAGCCCGCGATCAGGACGCCCCGCCCGATCCCCAGCAGCTCATGGCGGCGCTGGAGCAGATCAAGGAAGAATCGGGCATGGTGATTGAGCAGCTCACGCAGCAGCTCAACGCGGCGACCGAGACGCTGAAGACCAAGCAGATTGAATTGGAAGCCGATCTGGAACTGGAACGCATGCGGTTGCAGAGCAAGGAAGCGATTGCGCAGCTCAACGCGCAGACGCAACTGCAATTGGGCCAGATGCGCACCGATCTGGGGATGACCAAGGTCGATACCGAAGCGCAGACGGCACAGGTGGTAAGTTTTGCGCAGACGCAATCGCAGGAACGCATTGCGCAGGAAAAGCGCGTAGCAGCCTTGTCAGATACCCTGGCAAGCGGACTCGTTGAGGCCGCCTCTCAACGCGAAAGTGACGACGACAATGACTGATTTGGTATCGGCTAGCACGGATCATCTGGAAGTCACCACCAACACGGCCACCACAGAAGCTCTGGAAGCCGAGCTGAGTGCGCCCGCGCCAGACACGGCCCCGGCCGACACCGAGACGCCCGATCCTGCGGTTTCGGACGCCGCCCGCGCCCTCAACGTGCGCAAGCGCAGCCTGGAAGGCCGCAAGCAGACGATTCAGGACGAAATCAATACGCTGGTGCGACAGCGGGGTGACACGCAGCGAGAACGAGATGCCATTGCCCGGGAACTGGAAACGCTGCGGGCCGAGCGCGCCGCGCTGAATCGTCCCGCGCAGGCACCGGCGCCGTCGATGCCGGACACACACGTGGCCGACCCGGAACCCGTGGAGGACAACTACGGCACGTATGCCGAGTTTGTGAAGGCCACAAGTCTCTGGACAGCCCGTCAGGCGGTACGCGATTATGAGGCCGGGCAGCGTCAGCAGCAGGAGCAGGCGCGGCGGCAGACCTGGGAACAGGAACGCACCCGCACCTTTGCCCAGCGGTTGGACGACGCCAAAACGAAATACCCCGACTTCGATGTCTTGGTCAATCGGGAGGACATCGAACTCACCCCGCCGGTCGTGGAGGTGATCAAGGACAGCCCGCTGGCGGCTGAACTGATGCTCCATCTGGCGCACCATCCCGATGATGCCCAGCGCCTCGCCGCGCTGCCGCCCATGCTGGCCTTCGGTGAAATGAAGGCGTTGGAAGGCCGGTTGTCTGCTGCTTCAGGTGGTTCAGCAGGCGCCACACGTTTGAGCCAGGCCAAGCCGCCGATCACACCTGTCGGCAGTGCGCCTACCGTGACCGCTGACGACCCCTCGTCGTTAGACTTCGGCCCGGAATATGTGCGGCGGATGAACGAGCAAACTCGTCGTCGCCGTTGGTAGGAGATCATGGCAAATACCGTTATTACCCCGACGTGGTACACGAAGGAGACGGCCCGCATTCTGGTGAACAACCTCAAGTTCGCCGCGAATGTGAATCGGTCGTACGATGATCAGTATGTGCAGGCCGGCGCCAAGGTGGGCTACACCGTCAACGCCCGACTGCCGCAGCGCTTCCAGGTGACGGAAGGGCAGGCCCTCCAGATTCAGGGCATCAACGACCAGTACGTCCCGATCACGCTGACGCACCAGAAGAACGTGGCGTTTTCGTTTTCCTCGGCCCAGATGACGATGGAAGTGGACATGGTGCGCACGCGCTACGTCAACCCCGCCGCCGTCGCGCTGGCGAACATCGTGGACTACGATGGTCTGACGACCGTCTACAAGGACATCTATCAGGCGGTGGGAACCCCTGGGACGGTGCCGAACAGCAACCTCACCTATCTTCAGGCCGGGGCCAAGCTGACCAACTCGTCGGTGCCGGCGGGCGGTCGCGTGGCGGTGCTGGACCCGGTGTCGATGGTGACGCTGGCCAACGCCAACCTCGCCCTGTTCAACCCCACGGCGCAGATTTCCGAGCAGTACCGCGAAGGCCAGTTTGCCGGCCGGGCGCTCGGGGTGGACTCGTGGTACGAGGACCAGAACGTCGCCAAGCACACCACGGGGACGTTCACGGCCTCGACTCCGCTCGTAAAGGGCGCGGGGCAGACCGGCTCGACGCTGGTGGTGGATGGATGGGCCTCCGGGGCCACCTCGCTCAAGAAGGGCGACATCTTCACCGTGGCCGGGGTGTTTCAGGTCAACCCCGTGTCGTATGCTTCGACCGGCCAGCTCCAGCAGTTTGTCGTGACGGCGGATGTGTCGGACACCTCGGGCGAGATCAGCATCCCGATCAGCCCGGCCATCATCACGTCCGGCCAGCTTCAGACGGTCACTGCCTCACCGGCGGATAACGCCGTGGTGACGGTGCTGGGGGCCACCTCGGCCACGGCTGGCACGCTGGCGACCACGGTGACGCCGCAGTCGCTCCTGTACCACCCCGATGCGTTTGCGCTGGTCATGGCCGACCTGCACAAGCCGACGAGTGGCGTGGAGACGACCACGGTGCGCTCCAAGGAGCTGGGCATCAGCATCCGCATGGTGCAGCAGTACCAGATCGGCAGTGACCAGGAACCCTGCCGCATGGACATCCTGTATGGCTGGGCGACCCTCCGGGCGCCGCTGGCCTGCCGCATCTACAGCTAACAGAAGGAGACGCAGACATCATGGCTCTGACGCGCACGACGATTTCGGCGGCAATTGCCGCCGATGCGGACATCATCCCGGTGACTTCGGCCACCGGGTTTGCCGCCGGGAACTTCCTCCGGGTGGACAACGAATACATGATGGTGGTGGCCGTCAACGGCACCAACATTCAGGTGCGGTCACGCGGCGACCTTGGGAGCGCCGCTGCGGCCCACAACAGCCTCGCCCCGGCGACGACCGGTCTGCTCTCCGACCTGCCCAACTACCCGCTGGGCCAGGCCGCACAGGTGGACGCGCAGGGACAGACGATCGTCACCGCCTCCGTGGATGGGGCGCTGGCGATTCCCACGCAGGACACGCTGGTGCTGGTCCAGAAGGCCGGGGTGTGCGCCATGACACTGGCCAACCCGACGACGGCGCAGGACGGGTTGCAGGTGACCATTCTGTCGGCAACGGCCAACGCCCACACCGTGACCTACACGGCGGGGTTCTACGGCGACACCACCTCGTCCGACGTGGCGACGTTTGCCGCCAAGGTGGGCGCGTCGTTCACCATCAAGGCGCAGGGCGGCAAGTGGGGCATTGTCTCGCTGGCCAACGTGACGCTGGCGTAAGTAGAGACGGGGGGTTTCGGCCCCCCGTGTCTTTGGAGGACATATGCAGCTTGATCCGTACAATCGGTTTTACGCCGTGACGCCTTCGGACAGCGTGGATTTCCCGTGGGGGCCGTGCGAAGGCATTTTCATTGGCGGCAACGGGGTGTTGCAGGTGGTGGCGCAGGATGGCACGGTCACCGCGTTTGACCACACCAAGGGCATGGTGCTGCCGGTCAAAGCCATTCGCATCAACAGCACGAGTACCACGGCCACGGGCATTGTGGCCCTCTATCGGCAGTAGCCCGTCCGGGCAACCGTCCGCCTCCGGGTTGAGGCGCGAAAGGCAGGCAGTATGGGTGTGGTACGCACAGGTGGGACAGAGCAGGATCAGGAACTGAGCAAGTGGGAGAAGCCGTATCGGTATGAGCCGTTCCCGGCCATGCTGTATCGGGGCATCCTGAAGGCCAACGGCAAGCATGAATACGAGACGCTGACCGTGCAGAGTGCGGCCGAAAAGACCCGCCGCGCTCAGGAGGGGTGGATGGAGTCGCCCGTGGACGCGCTGGCGGCTGTGGAGACGCAGGAGCAGCATCTAGCACTGGCCGCTGCGGAAAACGCGGCCGCCGCCACGCGGATGAGCGGGAAAGCCCGCCGGGAATTGCAGGCCCGTGAAGCGGCCACGCACCGGCACGTCGGAGAATAACCATGACCACACGCGACCTGATCGCCGCCGCCCTGAAACGGATTGGCGTCCTGGATGCCGCCGAAACACCGGCGCCGGCAGATCAGGCCGACGTGTTGCAGCGTCTGAACGACCTGATTGACGGGTGGGCCACGGAGCGGCTGACCATTTACACCACGACCCGTACGACGTGGCCGCTGGTGGCCAATCAGGCGTCCTACACGATTGGGATTGGCGGGGATGTCAACGTCGCCCGTCCGGTGTTCATTGAGAACTTGCGGTTTCAGGACACCTCGGTCACCCCGTCGCTGGAGATGTTCCTTGCGCCCCTGACCGACGATGCGTATGCCGCCATCCCGCAGAAGGGCCTGACGGCGGTGTATCCCAACAGCTACTACTACAACCCCACGTATCCGTTTGGCACGGTGACGTTCTGGATGATCCCCAACGTGAGTTACTTGCAGGGGGTCATGTATGCGGCCACCGCTGTGTCGGAGCTGGGCCTGAACGACACCATTGCGCTGCCGCCCGGGTATCGGCGGTTTCTCCGGGACAATCTGGCCGTGGAAGTGGCGCCGGAGTTTGACGTGGAGCCGTCGCAGACGCTCATGATGGCCGCGATGGAATCCAAAGCCAACATCAAGCGGGCCAACATCCGCCTCCAGGACCTGCACGTCGACCCAATTCTGCGCCCACGGACGGGTGCCTACAACATCTACTCGGACACCCCGTAATGGCGCAGTATCCCCTGTTCGTGAATGCGGCGTATCGGTCGCAATCGCCAGTCGCGGATCAGGAAGCCCTGATCAACTGGTATGTCGAGCAGATGGAGTCCCCCGGTGCCACGGTGCGGATGGCGCTGTATCCCACGCCGGGGGTGGAAACCTTTGCGTCGGTGCCGCAGCAGGGCGGCCGGGCCATGTTTGCGCAGGCCGGGCGCGTCTTTGCCGTGATTGGCGTCAAGCTCTACGAGCTATTCAGTAACGGCACGACGACGGAACGCGGGACGGTGGCCGACGACGGACAACCCGTCACCATCAGCAGCAACGGCGATGGCGGCCAAGAGCTATTCATTACGTCGGCCGGCTTGGGCTACACCTACGATCTGGCTGCAAATACGCTGACCCAAACCGTGGGCGTCGGTGGCAGCAATTTGACCAGTGTGGTGGCGTCGTTTGGCGGGTCGCTGTATGGGTATTTTGTGGTGCTGGATGTCCCGGATAGCCGGTTCTACATCAGCGACCTGTTGGATGGGACGACATGGGACGCCACCCAATTTGCCGAACGCACCATCGGCCCGGACCCGTGGGTATCCCTGTTTACGTCGTCCTACGGGCAAATCTGGTTGTTTGGCGAGCAGACCACGGAAGTCTGGTACAACAACGGCACGTCCCCGTTTCCGTTTGCCCCGGACCCGTCTGGCGTGCTGCCGTATGGGTGCGCCGCGCCGCGCAGTGTAAGCGAAGCCGGCAACAAGATTGTCTGGCTGGCGACGACGGCCAACGGTGGGTATCAGGTCATGGCGGCGACCGGCTATAACCCGGAACGCATCTCCACGTATGCGCTGGAAACGGCGATCGCCGGGTACACCACCATCAGTGACGCCCTCGGGGAAACCTACAACGACCTGGGCCACATGTTCTACCTGCTGACGTTCCCCACGGAATCCAAGACGTGGTGCTATGACTTCCGCACCGGATTGTGGCATGAGCGGGGGACGTGGATTGCCGAGGAAAACCGCTACGATGCCTGGCGGCCGCAGTGGCATGCGTTTGAATTCAACACGCACCTGATTGCGGACCGGGAAACCGGCAGCATCTACGCGATGGACAGCACGTATCCGCTGGATGTCGATGGGCGGCCCATTCGGCGCGTGCGGCGGGCGCCGGCCATTTTTGCGGAACACACGAAGCTGAAGGTTCCCAAAATTGAAGTGTTCTTGGAAACTGGCATTGGCACAGTGACGGGGCAGGGCGCGTCTCCCACGGTGATGCTGCGCACGTCCATCGACGGCGGTCGCACCTGGGGCAATGAACGCACGGCGTCGGCCGGGGCCATCGGGGCCTACACCACGCGCTGTGTGTTCTGGCGGTTGGGACAGGGCCGCAACCGGGTGTTTGAGCTGAGCGTGTCGGACCCGGTGCCGTGGCGCATTCTGGATGCGTTTATCACGGTGGTGGGCGAGCAATGATCCCGTCGTTCCCGTATCGAGAGCGCCTGATTGGGCTGGATTCGGTCGCGCAGGGCATTCTGACGCAGCCGTGGCAGATTTGGCTGCGCGGGGTGGTGGATGCGCTGAATGCTGCCCCGCAGGTGCAAACCGGCGTGACAGGCACGCCGACTGGTGCTACGATTCCGTCCACGGCGCTGCTGGCCGATACGGGCAGCGCCGGGGTGTTCCGGGTGTCGTGGTTCGTCCGAATCACGCAAGCGGCCACCACGTCCTCCAGTGTCGCGGTGACTGTAGCGTTTACCGATGGGGTAGCGTTGACGGTGAGCGGCGCGGCCGTCACGGGCAACACGACTAGCACGTTTCAGCAGCAAAGCGTGATCGTGCGGTGTGACGCCAACTCCAGTCTGAGCTACAGCACGACGTATAGCAGTGTCGGGGCGACCCCGATGCAATATGCGCTGAGTGTGGTGGTGGAGCGCGTCAATGGCTGAACGAGAGACTGACCCATCAGCTCCGGGAACCGTCGCAGGCGGCGTCCCGGCATGGATTTACAACCCCGGCGCATTGCCGCCCCCCGCCGACAGCGGATACAAA